TTCATCTTCCATAAGACCCAAATCGATATTAGCGATTCGAACGATATACCGCCAATCTTTTACACAAAGGCCCATTTTCCACTGATAATGAGTCCGGTATCCCTGATACCTGCCTCCATCATTGTCAAACAAAGTGACTTCACCCAGATCTTCGGAAAGTAATCCAGCCTGAGATCCTTTGGGATAAATCCCGAATACGGATTGAGGACCCCAACCGATATACCAGACCGAAGTTAAATTGCCGCTGTTGGTTCCCCCGGCATCGATTACATGTTTCAAGTAATCGGAATTGAGAACTGCCTCGGGTTTTCCTGCAGGGATACCAATAACATCATACCGCGGTGCTAATCCGAGAAAACGATCAGGATTCACCGAAGTATCCCCATAAATAAGGGTTTCAGCCATGGTATTGGAAATACCTTCGATATGGGGAGTATCTTCAGACAAACGGAATTCGGCAGTATTGCCGTTAAGCATTGCCAGATCCTTGTCCACTTCCCCATAATCTTCCAGCATTCCAATTGAATCCTCGACCTGAGCGGTCTTAGATTTCGTGGGACGAACACCATAGTTCAATCGGCGCCAGGTGGGAGTAGGCAGGTCAGCTCGAACAGTTACTCGATGACCCGTCGGCAAGTTAGCTTCATAAACCGGGACATCCTCGAGAATCGGGTTGTACTGCATCAAAAGTTCTGCAATACTGGCAATTGTACCATCCGGATCGAGGCGCTTAGTTACATCGACTATATTGGGAAGTTCCCCTCCCAGATAAGGTTCATACGGCATTTTTCATTCTCCTATTTTTTCATCGTTGGATAAAGTTTCTGAGCGATGGATTTCTTTTTATCTTGCACATTAAGTGCAGAGGGTAAAAATCCTCCTTCTTTCAAATTTTCACCAAGTCGGGCTAAAAAGTTCAAAACTGCAGGATGATTACCATATCCTGATTCACTTAGCATTTTTGAAAGCTCGCCATCGGGGTCATTTAACTTGAGAGCTCTTTTAGCTAAAGAAAGTTTTGTTTTACTTTCATCGCCCCAGTTCTTTACATGCGCCTCCCCCAGATTCCGTAAAGCAACTTTCTGACCTTGATCTACAGCTTTCAGATACTCATTCATAAACTTGAGCGAATTGTCAAGTTGTTCTTGAGTAAATTTATTAGCTGCAGCAAACTGGCCTAGTTCCTTTGGAGCTCCGTCCGGAAGGGTATAATCCTCAGGTTTTAATTCCTGAAGGGGTTCATCTTTAGGTTCATCTTTAGGTTCATCTTTAGGTTCGTCTTTAGGTTCGTCTTTGGGTTCGTCTTTGGGTTCATCTTTAGGTTCATCTTTGGGTTCATCTTTAGGTTCATCTTTGGGTTCATCCTTAGGTTCAGGAGTTGTCTGGTCGGTGGGCTCCTGAGAATCTAATACCGTTTCAGTCATTTTCATTTTCTCCTGTTTGATTTTGAGCGATTTGTTTCTTTGCCCTTTCCATTATAAGGGAGGGGTAAATAGTTGGATCAGCTTCTTCCAAAAGTTGAAGTAAATTAAGACCAACATCCCTCTTTCCTTCATTATAAAATGTTCTTGAGTTTCCAGTAAATGAACTCGAATGAAGTTCACATAAAGATAAAACATGCCAAATAAAACTCCGACCTTGGGGTAAAGAAGCGAGACGTCTTGTATCGTCTAATAGAGTCATGTATTCTCGTTCTTCAACCGATAACTTTCGATTTGACATTAAGATAATCCTATCTGTTGAGCGGTTTCTTGGCTCGACATTGAAGATTCATTTGCTTCACTCATTAATTTAGCAGTCTGTGCTTTCTTAAGATCTAATTCTGCTTGAAGCTGAGCCATCCCGATCTGATTCTCTTGTTGCTGTTTAGCCGCTATTTGTTTTGCTCGATCTAATCTAATCTTCCGCTTAGTTTCACGATCATTTAAGATAGTCGCATCCACACCCGTAATATCAGCATAAGTTTCAACCGTTCGGTCAATATCGACATTATCCATTGCTTCCGGAGTAAATTGAGCTGCTTGACCCACAAAAGCCAAAAAGCTATTGATCCCTTGTAGTGCAGCTCCTCTTTGGGCGGTAGCGAGCGGGGATATGACATCAATCGTATATTCTGCTACCAATTCCGCATATTCGGGAGGGAGAGGGGGAAACTGGTCTTTTCGCAATAGTATCTGAAAACATCTATTAACAAGGGGTAACAGAAACTCATATTGAAGTTTCTCTACCATCGGCCCGAGGCGTAAAAGCTTTTCTTGATCCCGAATAGCAGCTTCAGTTGCTTTATAAGGGGTCGCATTTGGGTCCCGGTTAGATGTTAGGAAGATATCATTATGAAATCCCTTCTTAATCCGTTGTTCTACCCGGTCGATTGCTGCTCCCAATCCCTCGAAATTGATCCGAACTTGATATAACTCCTTAACCATCTCGTTAGGAGTTGGATAATAGTTATACGCTCCAGGAAGTGTATTAAGTTTCCCCTTCATCCGACCTGGGGCTTGGACCGGGGGATCTGCAGATTTATGGACTGCCATCAGAAAAGTCTTCTCCAATTCCTGCAGACGTTTGTTATCAGGAAGGGTTCGGGATCCCGGTCCAAGCCCATATACATCGGACCCAATCGTCGAATACCTCGCTGTTGGATATGGAAATTCATAGAACCCGGTATATTCAAGGGGTTGTCGATCTGAAGGCTCTTTTACATTCTTAGCTTGGTTTCCAGTTAATTCATATGAAACTCGTGTCCATGGTCTCAGATTATCATAAGGAATATCGATTAAATATTCTACCACCAAACGTTTAGGAGTATTTATACCGCCCCTATTAGATTCGACCCTTTGTCTAACGTCAGATGAAACTTTATCGGCTCCAAACCGATCATATAATTGCTTCTCAGTAAGAAAAATCGTCCGAATGTATTGGTCCGGTTTTCCATTCCGCCCTAATGAAAAATAATATTCCCCTGCAGTAAACGTATAAAACCAAAACGGAAGTTCGTCGGTTCCAGTATCTTCTCCTACATACATACTTGCTGTACCAAAACCGATATACTCTTCATAAAATGATACGATCGTTTCATAAAAGTTTGTTCGATGCAAAGCATCATTCATTATCTGATTTGCAGACTGCATCCATGCCCGTAACGGAATGATATCTTCAAACGCTTTATTCGCCCACTCTAACTTATACCAAGGTTTAGAGGGAGATGTTAACCGTCCATATATCTCGCTCACCAAAACTCCCAAAGCGTCTTCTGCCGCGGCATTAACCACCTTAGGCGATGTTAGTTTCCGCTTTTTAGGCTTGGTGAAGGTTTGAAATATCCCTCTCCCTGGAATCAGATAATCCGATATATCCCGCCATTCGGCTTCCCAGTCTGCTCGTTCACTGGCGAGATCTTCCAAAGCCCCCGCTACGTTCGTATATGATAGCTTTTTAGGTGGTCGTTTTGCCATTATCCTAACACCGGATTTGTGGTTTCAGGTTCTTCTTCATCAAGCAACAATCCCGAATGAATCGTATCTATAAGCCCTTTACGTCGAGCTTTTTCAGCAGCTTCTTCGCCCGCTACCTTATAGTTCAACGCTTCGATCTTATCCGCCCAGTCTATTTCAGGCGACGTATAAATAGGCGGTAATTGAGGAGTAGGAGGGGGCTGCGCGGCCATCGCGGCCGTTACAGCAGATTGTGCAGCCATCATTTGCATCAATCCTTCGAGAGCTGCGGCGTCCATTCCTTGCGTCGTATCCCCAATTACCGGAGGGGGTGGCTCTTGCATTTGCGATTTTCCGCCCATTTTATACTCCTAGCACGGTTGATTCTGCCCCCAAAACATCTTCATCTTCTTCTAACAACATCGGCTTTTGACCCTTAGTCACTCCGACCGTTGTTTCTTCCCCGGGTTTTGTCGTCTGATAAAACGATGGATCTCCCCGTTGTACCGTCCACCCAGTAAATCCTTCCGGAGCTCCGTATTCGTTTATGAGGGATTCCAGTTGAGTCTGTTGACCTTCACCCCAGATAGTCGCGAAGTAGTTGTTAATTCGTTGCTGTCGCTGCTGATTATCAATGTTGTAATCGATCCCAAGCAAATTAGCATTCGCCTGTTCCGCCTCGATTTCCGACGTAACGTAATCAGCTGCCGCGGAAGCCGCGTCTAAGTATGACGCAAACAGCTCATCCCGGTTTTGGATCCCTATTTGTTTCTTTTGCTCAGCCAATTGCTCTTCATAAGATGGACCTTCATACATAGGCATCTCAGGCATCGCAAAGGATGCTTGAAGTTGGGATAACATTTCCTGTTGCTGTCTAGCTTGACGTCCAGCTTCGTATCCCTGAGCTGCATATTGGGTATATTCCGGAACCCCAGGATCATGGTATGGATTCCCGAGAGATCCTTTTTTATACCAATCTTGATAAGTTGATTGTGCTAATTTTGGATCAATCGGAGGGGGTCCGCCGCCCCCATCTTTGCCGCCACCGCCGCCCATATTAACCCCCTGTACTTAATAAGCTATCATTATTATCTTCGTCGTTTAATATCGAAGCTGGAACCCCCTTTAACCGTGGAACTTCTATCGTCGTGGGTACCGGCGCGGGAGTCTGAGAAGATCTGCCGGTTGTATCTACGACTGCTTCTGGACCGTACAATTTTCGGATACGGTCATGTGTCTGAGCTGCCAACCCCTGATAATACTCTTTCCATGCTTGTCGATTCTCTTCTAATCGCTTGACTCGAGAAGTCCCACTTTCCCCGAACAAAAGTGGATTGGTTAAGTCTTGAAATTGCCCCTCACCTTTTCGGGTTGCTTGCACGTATCCCGAAGTTGCCGCCCCGATCGGTTCCACCCATCCATATCCGGCTTTCTCAACCACCTTATATAGCGGATTGGAAATCCATCCCCCGACATCTCCAAAGGCTTTCTCGAGAGGGTTGACAAACCATCCCCCAGTGTCTGCGAAAAATCCACCTTTTCCCCCGCCGCCGCCCATCAGTTACCCCTTACATCTTTCAGATCATTTCGGGTGCATGTTGTAACCATGGCATCTACTATATTGCCACGGTCTGCCATTCCCATAGGCAAGATGAATCGTTTCTTAAATCCCACCTTTAGCACATACAGACATGCAGCTCGGTTAGTTACTGGGGTCAATCCGAACAACGTGTGTACGTAATATTCCGAAGGATTGTTGAGAACTTTCCATGTTAAGATTTGCTTAACTGTATCTTGTACAACTTGTAATCCTTGTTTCATTTTAAGTCGTGGATGAACCGAGAAGTGTATTTGAGCGGCTTTTCCTGTAAAGTTGTTAAGCATAAACTCTCCGACAGGAATGTCGTCTATTAGAGTCATGTACATATTATGACCGTTCATTCGGAACATCCGATTGACTGTTTCCATCGTAGGATTGACTGTATCGCAT